CCTGTGCCAAAGCACTACCGTATTGTTTAGCATAGTTAATTGCGTTCATAGTTTTACCTACTTTCTTTTAAATGAATTTTTATTTAGTTTCTTGGGGTCTAACGCCGGAAAAAGCAAAATTGAACGGATTGTCTCCGCCACCGCCGTTTCCTCCGTTGCCCTGGTTGCCTGTTGGCGCTACGAAAGAGGGGTAACCGCTTCCGCCCGAGCCACCATCGCCACCGTTGCCGCCATTGCCATCATCACCCTTGTTGTTAGGGTCCTCTTCGGCTTCAAATGCGGCAGGGTTACTTGCTTTGAGTTTTTCAACCCAATCTTTACCTCCACGAAATTCGCCCTTATCGTCCTGTTCAAACTTCTGCTCTTTAAATTCGGCAATAGCAGCCTTCTTTGCAAGCTCGGAAGTAAACTTGAACTGAGAGAAGAATTTCTCCGTTGCGAAATCTCTGCTTTGGTCGGAAAGTTTCTTTTGCAAATCCGCAGTATCTTTATCATACTTGGTTTGCAATTCGGTCAACTGTGTGGTAAGGGCTTGATTGTCGCCCGCTGTTTTGCGGAGTTCCTTAATATCCTTATCACGTTCTGCGATTTGGCTTTTAAGTCCGTCACGCTCTTCGGTCATTGTGGTTAACTCTTGAACCTTTGCAGCAAGAGCATCTTTGCCGGCTTGAACATCCTTGCCGTTCTCATCCATAATAGAGTCAATCACTTCTTTAGGAAGTTTCACACCGTTAACTTCCAAACCTTCCAAAAATTCTCGTTTCATACGAATTCCTTTCTACTGATACGCTATTTTTACGAGGGCGCCCTCTGTCAGCCCTGCATTGTTACGTCCGCAGGTAGACTTATTTTTTATATGAAAAAAGCACCACACCCCGAAGAGTGCAGTGCTTAAATCACCAATATTAAAGGCTCTGCTTTTCCGCAGAGCCAAATTTAAAACTATCTATTAGTATCGTCATAAAATATGTCGATGATTTTCTCCCAATCTTTTGCAATCGGGAGCGGTTCACTATTTTTATCAAAAGCGGCAACTTGATAATGCCCGGTGATTGTGTCATAAATATCGTCCAACTCATCATCGGTGTAATCCTTCTCATCAGACAAAACAACGCCGATTTCTTCAAGCATTTTATTTTGGTTCTCATTAAAAAGGCTTTTTACATTTTTCATTTTTTGCCGTTCCTTTCTTTAAGTTTAGTCGCCCGACTTTTCGACGTGGGCCAAGTAGTTACAAGTCTACCTGTTTTTGTGTTTATAACAACGGTGGTTTTTTCACCGATAAACTGTTGACTATCATCCGTCCTTATTTTACCAACTTTGAGCGGATTTGTCAATGCTTCTCTCATATCCTCAACCGTTTCATTTCTTGCGATTGCTCGACTTCGGATATGAGTACCGACTTCCGTAACCTTAACGCCTGTTGACGTCTCGACAGACTCCAACGCACTATATTGTGCAGCCTTTCTTTCACCCCAAACGGCCTTTTGTGAAACCGACCTATTGAATGGTTTGGTTTGCAGCCTTTCTTTTTGTGTCGGCAACCCTGTTTGTTTGCAGAAATCGGCATAGGCTCTCTCTTGCCGTTTAAGTTTTTGGGAACAGTCATAAAAACTCGTTTTTAAATCCGTTTCCAATTCTAAATCACCCTTGGTTTTGGCGGTTTTTGCCGCCTCATCATAACCTGCGGCCGCACACCGAGTTTTACGCATTTCACGCTCCATTTTTCTTTGCATTTGTTCGGCTTCATATTGCGGTATTTCTTCGCCATTATAGGTAACGGTTCGATCTCGATACTCTCTTAACTGTTTTTCGGTATAGGCTCTTGTGCTTATACCTTCAACAAATGGGTACCAATCGTGCCGACAGTTAGCGCCTTTAAATCCACTAACTTCACCATATCCTATATCCGAAAGAGATAAATAACCTCTTTTTTTGCCCGAAATACAAACTATTTTGCCTTGCCATAAAGCGTGATCCGGTCTTGCTCCACCGTGAGCAGTGATTTCCATTAAATCGGTACCCATTTCTTTGGCATTTGCAAGACTTATTTCACCGGTTGTTTGGCTAACACCTGTCATAACAGCAGTACGAATTGCCGCCTCTATACTGCGGACCGCTCCCGAGGGAAATACAACTTTGTTTCCGTCCTCAATGGCGGTATCTACGGCGTGCTTTATTGCCGTATTATAATCAAAAGCTCCGCTTGAAATTTCCATTTCCGCTAACGCACACGCTTCTATAAATGCGGTTTGAGAATATAAAGCAGTAGTTTTCGTAAGATTGTATATTGTGCCGTTGGTTTTTTTTATGCCGGCCATAAGCACTTGAAGCATAGCCGGTGATGATTTTAAAGGCAAGGGGGTTTTTCCTGCCTCTTTATATATTTCATCATCAAAAGACTTTGAGGTTATTCCTGCGTCCTCAAAAATGGTTTTTACGGCGGTTTCGGAGGTTTCGGCATATTTAGCAACGTTAGCAATTATATCGTCATAGAGAAGCCCTGCGGCTCTCTCTGCCTCTATCTGCCATTTTGCACCTTCCGTAATTCTTCCTTCTTTTACAATACGCCTTGCTATATCCCTTGTGATAGATTCGTCTAACTTGCTATAAAGTTCTACTATATCATCAGCACAGTAATTGTAATATTCAGGTGTAAGCACTGCTCACCACTCCTTTATGCAAGACCGAAAGAGTTTATTTCTTTTTCCTTTTCGGCGGCGGCATCAGCCAACACCTTTTTGGCAGTTTCCTCGTCTTCGCCATACCATTTAACACGGTATTCCCATTTTTGCATAAGACCTTGGCGTACCTCGTTTAAATCTCGAGTTCTTTCGGCTTCGGTATCTACAACAATACTATCATCCCAAATAAAACTCGTTTCATATTCGCCTTGAGTACAAAGTTCATATAATACAGCATACGCATATATTATATATATTAAATCTTCAAGAGCCTTTTGGAGTGATAATTGTATGTCGGAAACAGTGGAATAAGACCTCTGCCTCGAAGAAATTATTTCCGTTGCGGTCTTTTCAACACACGCAGGGTCGGAAAGGGTACCATAGGCAAGACCTACGTTAAATTCAATCTGTTGCAAGATTTTATTAAGTCCTTTTCCGATATCAGTTTCACGCAAAGTCGGCGCAAAGGTTTTCAACCAATCGTTAGGCATATCACCATCAAGAGAATAGGTCCTATACAAACGCTCTCTACCTTCGGGAAGTTTAGGCTCTCCTTTTTTGTCTTTCTTAAACAAATCATCAGGAGCGTCAATAGCAAGTTCGCCGCCTTCAAATTCCCACATATAGCGTTGGTATTGTCTGTCTGCATCCTCTATAAGAGTTATTGCACGAGAATAAACGGAAACACCGAGCGGAGAATTCGGGTCAATAATATTTCCCATTGGAATACGGAAATAAGAAAACAGAGGTCGGTCTAATCCTTTGATTTCTTGTTCGGGTACCAACTGTGCCCATTCCTCAACTTCCGTTAGTGGAACTTCGGTACCGGTATCAGTTAACGAATAAGACCTAAACGCCTTATTGGTAACAATGTATTTTTCCTTTGTATATTGATGGAATTCTACACGGTGGTAATAATATTCTTTCTTTTTCTTGTGTTCAACAAAATAGCAAGACGTGAGCCTATGGTTGCTATCAAATGCAACCGGTTTGAAATCAGTTGCTTGCACACAGTCTATTGCAACTTTGCCTTCGGAAATGTAAGGCTTAAACATTATGCCGCCTCCGGCACAAGCATATTCGCAATACTGCCGCATATTTTCTAATAAAGGCTCTAACTGCTTTTTCAAGAATTCCACCGTTTCAGTGGTTTGCGGCTTACCTTGTTTTTCACCTGTTGGCGCCGCTTTGACAGGACCGATTATATTCACTTGCATTTCAAGTGTTACAAGCCTTGCCAATTCAGAAGCAATGGCCGCAGGCAACCCGAGACTTTTCTTATCCTTTTCTCTCCAAGAAACCTCGTTCTTATACATCCTCATCCACAGTTCAATAGCATTGCTCATTTCTGTGGATATAATAGAGTCATAATTCGATTGCTCCATTGCACCAATATTGCCTTTAAAAAAATTATTCATTCCGCTCACCAACTTATTAAAAAAATGTTTTACACTATCAAATGGCATATTATCACTCCTCTTGTTCCTCTGCTTTTTGTAGTTTCATCATGGGGAGAAGTCTTTTTATCTCTCTCTCATAGGTGTACTCGAAGGCATCCAACGTATCAATATCGGATGTGCCGTCGTCCAAGCGTTCCTTTGCGAGATTTTTCGGATTCCATATTGCAGTTGCGAAAGCCTCCAACAACGTACCGCAATGTTCCGTATAAAAGAAACGGTTTTGTGCTACAAGAGAAGTACAAGCAAAAATACGATTATTTATTAAATCTTTTCTTGCGTTCTTAACAGGTATGTAACCCAAATCGGCATCAATCAAGGCTTTTTTTATACCTCTGATTAAAACCGACTCCGCACTATCGGGATATATGGCTGATACAAATTCATAATCATTAAGAATTCTTTTAACAAAATCCACAACAAGCAATCCCAACTGCTGCGGGTCTATATCCTCAATATCATCAGCGTGTCGCTCGGAAACAAGAGCAATTACATCGGAATAGCCTTCAGTAATTCCTGTTGCAACAAAAGCGTGAGCTGAACCGGTACCGCCGAAGTCGATGCCGATATTGATTTGCATTAGTTTATCTTTATCCACATCGGATGATTTTCTAAAATGGCTTTTTTGAGATATATCGGAAGCACTGTATTCTATTGCAAGGGCTCTATAAATAAGACCTTCAGCAATACAACGTTTGCCTTCAATGTCTCTCATATACCAAATTGAGCCTACCTCATATTGACTTATAAAAGCATTTCGGTTATCATCCGAAATATTTATATTGTCATATATGGTGAAATGCTCATAATTCATACCGCCAATCAGTTTCCCTGCATCCGCATTCGCCCTGTACTTGTCGATATAGTCTGTATAAATTACTGCTTTTGGATGGTCGGGGTTCAAATCCCAAAAGAATTTACGTCGCTTGGATGCAAGTGTTCTGTTAAAGGCCTCTTTTA